CAGTCCACACGCATGGCGGCTGTTGCACCCTCATCGATCGGGGACCTGAGCAGATTCTTTGGAAAGCCTGCAACTGACATTCGCCTGGACTGTATCTTTTGTGGCAATTATTTAACTAATGCAGATAAGATAAGCTTTGACTGGAAGGCTTTGTGCGTGGTGTGGAGGGTGGGGGTTCCGTTTGGTGTTTGCACTAAGTGCTGTGAAGCCAGGGCGCACGAAGATTGCATCAAACATACGTCGTGCACCCTTGAAAGCGACGGGGTAGAGGCATTTACTGGGAAACATTTGTCTTTAGTACCTGTGAGGTGTAGGTGGTGCTTAGGACTTTTGACTTGTGCTGAAAAAGAGTTTTCCAGACTAAGGAGAGACCCTTTGTTCTTGGTTAGAAAGTGCTGGCGTGGCACTTGCTCTGCCTGCTTGTGTAAGCAAGAATGAGAGGGCTTGCACCTACAAACAGAGACCTAGATCTAGAATTAGGTGAGCTGGTCCTGCCTGAAAACCTACTATCGTCCGAAAGACTCGACACGGAAGAGGAGGAGTCTGAGCCAGATCCACAGCACTATAGGGTTGTCACAAACTGTGGCAGGTGCCACAGCACCCTTCGGGTGTTTGTGGCCGTATTGTCCGTGTTCCAACTTCGGACATTTGAGCAGCTCCTGTTGGATGGTTTTACTATAGTGTGTCTGCGTTGCAGCCAGCAGCAGAGCCATGGCAGACACTGATGGAGGTAACAATTCTGAACCTGATGGGGGGTGGTATGTAGTGCGTGAGGCTGAATGTGAGGAGAGCGATGATGAGGAGGATTTAGAAAAACTGTTTGATGATAGCACAGACGGGGATCTTTCAGACCTGATAGACGATGGGGAAGTAGTGGAGGCTGATTGCTGTCATGCTGAGCTACTTAATGCTCAGCTGGCAGAGGACGACAGGTGCCGGCTGTCCGTGCTAAAACGAAAGTACACGACACCCAGCCCAAAAGCACCTGATGTGCAGGACCTAAGCCCCAGTCTTCAGGCTGTTTCAATTTCGCCTAGAAAGAAACACAGCAAGAGGAGGTTGTTTGACGACAGTGGGATAGACAGCTCTCATGAAACTTCAGGTGTTGTTGCGTCTCCCGCTCAGGTACCTGAAACGCAAAATGGCTGCTCGCAGGGTGACGCTAGAGGTATTTTAAATGGCAGCGAACAGGAGTCCTCAGTTATGCTGCAATTTAAATCTGAGTTTGGTGTGTCTTATAAGGAGCTGTGTAGGGTATATAAGAGCAATAAGACCTGCTGCAATGATTGGGTTATAGTAATTTTTGGAAGCAAGGAAGAGATATTGGAGGCTTCTAAGTCACTGCTTAAAAACCATGCAGACTTTTTCCAGATGCAGTGCAGAGAAAGCTGTTTAGGCTGGTTTTGCTTGTTGTTGATTCAATTTAAATTTGCCAAAAATAGGGATACTATTAGGAAGACGTTGTCACAACTGTTTTGTGTGCCGGGAAATTATATATATGCAGAGCCCCCTAAAGTAAGGAGTGTTGCGGTTGCATTGTATTTTTATAAGAGTGTGTCTAATAGGGAAACATTTAAGCATGGGGATTACCCTGAGTGGATTGACAGTCAGTTGCAGCTTTCCCACCAGGTTGGCAGTGAGACATTTGAGCTTGCAACTATGATACAGTGGGCATATGACCACGGATTTCAGGATGAGGCAACTATTGCATACATGTATGCTAAGGAGGCAGATCATGACCCCAATGCAGCAGCGTGGCTAAAACATAATGGTCAGGCTAAGTTTGTTAAGGATGCTGCACATATGGTCAGACTGTACAGAAGGCAGGAGATGAGGGACATGTCAATGTCACAGTGGTTGGGTCACCGTGCTAGAAATGAGAAGCAGGATGGGGATTGGAGAGATATAGCCAAGTTTTTGAAGTATCAAGGTGTGCAATTTCTTGATTTCCTATGCATTTTGAGACAGCTTCTAGCCGGGACACCCAAAAAAAGCTGTCTGATGATTCATGGACCACCAGACACGGGGAAGTCAACCTTTGCTTATAGCCTTGTGACTTTCTGTGGTGGAGGGGTGGTGTCTTTTGTTAATTCTAGGAGTCACTTTTGGCTTAGCCCTTTAGTAGATTGCAAAATAGGCCTGATAGATGATGTAACACATGCCTGCTTGCAATACATGGACCAGTATATGAGAAGCTCTTTTGATGGCAACCCTGTGTCCTTAGACTGCAAGCACAAAATCCCAGTGCAGACCAAAATGCCCCCCATGCTGATGACCTCTAACCTTGACATATTTGACAACCCTTTGTATTTCTACTTAAAAAGTAGAATTAGGGGCATGTATTTTCCTAGGCCCTTTCCAGTTAATGCAGATGGTTCTCCTTTGTTTTCCTTAACCCCTGGTAGCTGGAAGTCTTTCTTTGACAAGCTACACGTCCAGTTAGGCTTGGACCCTGAAGACTTCCAAGATGGAGAACCTACACACACGCTTCGATGTTGTGCAAGAAGTGCTGTTCCAGCATTATGAGCAAGGCAGCCACAAACTGTCCGACCACGCTTTGTTTTGGGAAGCAAAGAGAAGGGAGGCTATAATGCTGTTTTTTGCTAGGAAAAGGCAAATGCCTAGGCTTGGCTTTCAACCGGTGCCAGCACTAAGTGTGTCTGAAGGCAATGCTAAAGATGCTATAAAAATGGGTCTTTTGCTTTCATCACTGCAAAAGTCACCTTATGGAGACGAACCATGGAGAATCACAGATGTGAGCTTAGAGATGCTTAATACAGAACCTAAAGATTGCTTTAAGAAAAATGGGATAACAGTTGAAGTGCACTATGATAATGATCCAGACAATGCAGCCCATTACACATCATGGTCCGAGATTTATTACCAGAATGTGGATGATGACTGGGTAAAGGTTAGAGGACGGGTTAATTATGAGGGACTTTTTTTTGTGGACGAGGATGGCGAGGAGCGGTACTACGTCAGGTTTCAAAAGGATGCCGAGCGTTATGGAGTCACAGGAATGTGGAGGGTGCATTATAAACAATCCATTATTTCTGCCTCTGTTTCTAGCTCGGGAGCCGCACCGGCCCCCTCCACCCACCACGCCCAAACCTGGTGGCCCGATTGGCCCGACGCAGCCCCCGACTCCTCCACAGGCAGCACCGGACAACGGTCCTCCTCCTCAGAGTCCAGAGAAGGCTCCGAGGACCCCTGGGAGCGGAGAGAACGAAGGCTCGCAGGGACAAGGCGGGGGCGAGGAGGAGGACGAGGAGGAGGACGAGGACGAGGACCTGAGGCGTCCCCCTCCCCCGCCCCCACCCCCTCAGCCTTGCCAGTGCAAGGTGACCTTCCGCAGTCCAGACAAAGAGAGGAAGAGGAGGAGGAGGGCGGGCCGCGGCCGCACCAGGCATGTTGGGAAAACGGGGGAGAGGGACCCTCTAGAGGGTCCGGAGGAATCAAGAGGCGAGGAACAGGGTCCAGAGGGCGACCACCAAAAAAGAAGTTCTGCAGAGGAGGACGACAACAAGGAGAATTTCACACCCCCTCGCCGCCCACTCTTCAGTCCTCCTCCTTCACCTCCCCTGGGGGGGACTTCAGAGGAGGACCACACCCCCCCCGACTCTCACTTACCTTACTTGATGGGAAAGTGGGCGGACGATCTGGACAATTTGGAGGACACCCTCCGCAGGGACCTGGACAAGCTCCGGCTCAGGCTGGGGGTTTTCCAGTAATAGTCTTAAAAGGTCCTGGAAATTCACTCAAGTGTTTTAGACTGCGCTGTAGAAGGGGACACTCACAAAAATTTCTGTGTATTAGCACGGGGTATACGTGGGTGTGTGGTGAGGGTGACAAGGTGGGTCGACAACGCTTGATGATAGGATTCCGAGATGAAGGACAGAGGTCATTCTTTCTAAAGAACGTTAAAATTCCAAGTACATTTGACTTGTCTTTTGGAATGTTTGACTCTTTGTAATCGCCAATCAGAGCTGCTTTATTGTAAAGCGCCCCTCTGTATTATACCCCATCCCTGACAATTGTTGTCACATATACAGATACTGCCATATATTTTTGTACTTTTGTAAAAAAAAGAAACCTAAAACCCCGGAGGGAGGAATTGGGACACCTGTTCACCTTGTATTCATGTAATGTGCACCAACTATTGTATCCTCACAGAGACACATTTATTTTAGGCTGTTAAGTGGGGGGTGGGGGGTTGCATGACTTGGGTTTACACATATATATCATAGTATAAGTTTTTATAGGGGTCATTTTATACTTTTTTATACAATTTTTTTATACTTTTGTAGTTAAACAATAGATGCAGTTGATAAGTTTAGGTGTAATTTTGCTAGTAGTACAATAAGCAGAAAAAGCATACTCAGTGGTCTTGTTGAAACAGCACAACCATTCCATTCTATTCCGTACTCATCAGTGTCATTGTCGTGTCACATCAAACATTGCCTTAAATGTAAGCAGATGTCAACCTAACGTGGACAACTTAGACGTGCCAGCACTAACATACTAACAGTTAACATCTCAGACATTCTTAAGCCTATCTTTGCGTGTAAAACTCTCTCTCTACACTTCAACTCCCCCCTTGTATCCTTTCCTCTGTCATTGCCTTTGAACCTTTGAAACACAACCATGCAACAACCGAGGTCGAAAAGAACCAAGAGAGATTCCGCCGGAAATTTATACAGACACTGCCGCCTTGGAGGGGATTGCCTGCCCGATGTGGTTAACAAATATGAAAATAAAACTCCGGCAGATAACATCTTAAAATGGGGCAGCACTGGCATTTTTTTGGGTGGCCTGGGAATTGGAACTGGGAGGGGTACTGGTGGAAGCACAGGCTACAGGCCTCTTGGAGGAGACCTTCCTGCTGCAGGGCGTCCTGCGGTGCCCCGTCCTGCGGTTCCTGTGGACATAGGCCCAGTGGATGTGGGTGGCTTTGATGGGACAGTCACTGCTGAGGCACCTTCTGTGGTACCATTGTTAGAGGGTAGTGACATAACGGTGGGCAGTGATGTTGTGGGTGGTGACAGCACAATAAGCTCAGGGGGAGGTGGAAGAAATGTTGTGGTTCATGAGGTGTTAGTGCATCCCCCCCCTGGAAACCCTGTGATAGCGAGTGCTGCAGAGGACAGTGAAGCTGTCGCAGTGCTTGAGGTTGGTGGTGGAGGGTCCGGTACCCAAGGACAAATCAACACTGTGCAAAGCACCTCACAACATTCAAACCCTGCTTTTAACAGTGTGCTGCACAGCACACCAACTCCTGGAGAGGCCTCTGTTGCCAGGAGCGTTGTGGTCTCACATGACAGTTTTGGCACTTTGGTCCACCATGAGGGGACATTTGAGGAAATTCCTCTAGAGTCCCTGGGGCCCTCTGAGTTTGAAATTGAGGAGGGGGGACCTCGCAGCAGTACCCCACTGCAGTCAGTGCTAAAAAGAGCAAGGCAGCTGTACCACAGGACCGTTAAGCAAACACCAGTGAGCAACCCACAATTCCTGAAACGCCCTTCCTCATTGGTTGTTTTTGAAAACCCAGCATTTGAATTTGACCCAGAGACAACGCTCCAGTTTGACGTTGACCCAGATTACCCACGTGCTGCTCCTGACCCTGACTTTAGGGACATTAAGTCACTAGGCAGAGTGCATTATGGGACAGCTCCAGGAGGGCGGGTCAGGGTCAGTAGATTAGGTAACACTGCCACAATGAAACTCAGGAGTGGCACACACACGGGTGGCAGGTCACATTTCTTTTTTGATGTGAGTAGCATTCCTGCTGACCCCTCAACATTTGAAATGTCAACCTTTGGGGAACATTCTGGAGAGCATGCAATCATTCTTGACAGTTCTGACAGTGCAGTCATTGAGTCTGGATTCGAGGGTGACCTGTCATTTCCTGAGGAAGAGCAACTTCTGGATGAGTACTCAGAGGACTTTAGTCATGGTCACCTGTCTTTGGCCACGGGCAGGGGCCGCACACGCACAGTGGTATACCCCACGTCAACAAAACACTCACTCAAAGCCTATGTGACAATTGGTGACATAAGTGATGCTGTGGTTGTTGCACACCCAGGATGGGATGACACTACTGATTCCACCATTCCATTCTCTCCTCTGTCACCTACTGTGGACCTTTCAGACTTTGAACTTTCAATGACCTTTGACCTTCACCCCAGTCTTCTCAGGAAACGAAGAAAAAGAAAGCGCACCTTTCTGTAATTTTTTTTCTTTCCTTACAGATGAATTACTGGGTTGCACCTCAAGGAAAGCTTTATCTCCCTCCACCTAACCCTGTGTCAAAGGTTTTTCCCACAGATGAATATGTAACCCCCACAAACATTTTTTATTTAGGCAGCAGTGAGCGCCTTCTTACTGTAGGCAATCCTCATTTTGAGGTCAGGGATCATGAAGGTGTCACTGTCCCTAAAGTGTCTGGAAACCAGTTTAGGGTGTTTCGCCTTATGCTGCCAGACCCCAACAAATTTGCTTTGCAGGATCCTAAAATATATGATCCTGACAATGAAAGGCTTGTTTGGAGGTTGCAAGGCATAGAAATTGGCAGAGGTGGGCCTCTAGGATTTGGTACCACTGGCAATCCACTTGCAAACAGATCTCAAGATGCTGAGAACACATCTAGGTTCAGTAGAAACAATGCAAATGATGAAAGAACACACGTGGCCAGCGACCCCAAGCAAACACAAATGTTCATTGTGGGGTGCAGGCCCTGCCTTGGTGCACACTGGGATGTGGCAAAACGCTGTGTAGACAAAGAGCTGCAAACAGGCGAGTGCCCTCCTTTAGAACTTGTATCTAGCGAGATTGAGGATGGCCAAATGTGTGACATTGGCTATGGGGCCTTAAACTTTAAGGCTTTAGATGATAGCAAGGCAACTGTTCCCATGGAAATTGCCTTTACAACTTGCAAGTGGCCTGACTTCTTAAAAATGAACAATGACACATATGGGGACAGTTGTTTCTTTTATGGCAAACGTGAGCAGGTTTACTGCAGGCACATGTTTGTCAAGGGTGGTACCGCAGGTGAAAAACTTGATGCAGGGTCTTTTCCTAAGGGTACAGCTGATAGGGACGCTGACCCACCAACAAATGCTAACTACTTTGCCACTCCAAGTGGGTCTCTTGTCAGCAGCGACACCCAGCTTTTTAACAGGCCTTACTGGTTATCTAAAGCACAGGGAAGAAATAACGGTGTTTGTTGGCAAAATAATTTGTTTGTTACTGTAATGGACAACACCAGAAACACAAACTTTTCTATAAGTGTTCTGAACAAGCAAAAGCCAGATACATTTGAGTCCACTGCCTTCAACCACTTTACAAGACACGTAGAAGAGTTTGAAATCTCCGTTATACTGATGCTCTGCAAGGTATCCTTGACCCCGGAAGTACTTTCACACATTCATGCAATGGATCCAAACATTTTGGAAGACTGGAACCTTGGATTTGTCCCCCCTCCTGCAAACGGACTGGAAAGCACATACAGATTCATCAATTCATTGGCAACCAAGTGCCCTGCTGATGTGCCAGCTCCGAAACGAGAGGACCCCTACGCCAAGATGACTTTTTGGAATGTGGACCTGAAAGAAAAACTTTCTCTGGAGTTGGACCAACACTCTCTTGGAAGAAAGTTTTTGTCTCAAGGTGGACTGCGGCGCCTCTCATCTGTTTCTCGTGGTCTCAAGCGTCCTTCTTCTTCGAAGACCCCTACTACCTCAAAGAAAAAGAAGAAGCTCAAATAAAGCAGTATTTTTCCACTGTGATGTGTCTTTTTGTACTTGGAATAAACAACTTATATAACTTTTCCATGACTGTGTTTAGTCACTGTTACTGTGCATGAGTAACAAGCCCGCCAATGTTTAAAATATTTGGCATCCTTCAATTTTGGCAAGGATGCGCCCCGCCCTGGGATTACATCCTTTTCGGTGCAGGGATCATCCCTTTAAATGCCCGAACATGTCAAGCACATCCATTGTGTTGAGCTTAATCTTTTAATCTTTTAAAAGCATCTCTACTGGTCTGTTTTTTTTGCGTGGACACTCATCCAACCGATACCGGTTGACAGCTTGCCAGCGACCGAAAGCGGTCTTTTGCACTATTGTAAGTATGATGATTGTTGCCAACAATTATAGAAGAAGAAAAAGTGTCTTAACTTGTACCGGGAGCGGTGCAGTATATAAAAAAAAGAAGTTTTGGCCGTTAGTTAA